AAGAATTTCTATTTCTGGCAAAGCTTTCAGAGCTTCCTTAACCTTCGCTAATTCTTTCTGTCTTCGAGTTTTAAGCCTGCGGAAATAATTTGTTAAATCTTTACGAGCTTGCTTTTCATCTTGTGGAGCATTAGTTGGCTCGTAGGTTGGGTGCATAATTATATCATCTTCATCAAAATTTGCATTGATTAAGCGTATGAGCTTTTTCTCAGCTTGTTTTTTGTTGTATCTCTTCTGTTCCTCTGTAGATGGTTTAGCTTTTGGTGCTCTTGAGCTTACCCTCCTTCCATCATTCCAGACAGGAAAAGAATCTATCTCTAACAATCTGCCTGATTTTGTTTTTTGCTGTCTAATCATTTCAGTGTACTCCTTATATCGTCGATAAGATAATATACAATACAAGACCCCAATGGGCATTATGCCCGTATTATATTGACGAATTACCACTGCTATGATATAATTTAATTGCATTCAGCAAGTGGCTTATATGTCACTTTTGGCTCGTCCGTTCGGAGCGGACGAGCTTTTTATTTTCCTATATACTGCGAAAACAGCTTATCTGTAAATTGGATATCCTCTGGTTTGCGTTTTTCAATATGTCCGTCCTTAAACTCCAAAATTCCAACTGTACCTTTAACTACGCCAGAAACATCTTCTTTCAAAACGGCTATGTGTATGTAACTTTCTTCGCTCCAACAATGAAACAGTGCTGGTGTTGAACCATCAACAATACATGGGCGTATCTCTTTTTTGACTGTAATGTCCATAAGATTTGACATATTTTTCCTTCTTTCATCTTAGATAATTTCGTTTATAATTTTAATTTTCTTGCAATTCAAGGTATTTATTTAAGTACCAGACTGCTTTTGCAATATCTTCATTACCGTTCTTGTTCTTATGCCTGTAAAGGTATTTGAAGGCGTTGCAAATGCAGAAGTTCTGTACCGCTTCTTTTCCCTGAGTTTCGAGCATTACCTCTATGCACTCAAACTTTCCTGTTTCGTAATGCATAGGGTGATTTACATTATCGTTGTTATTCAACACTATTCCTCCTTATTCAGATATGATACTTGACTTGGACTTACAATAGTTACTGAATGAAGACTTTTATCCATAAGTTCTACAGAAACATCAAGCTTACCATTCTTCATACGATAAATAATGCCAGAAATATAGGCATATTCCAACCTGTCACCATTCACTCGTTTAAATATAACTGGTTTTCTATTTACAAGTGCTTGTTTAAGTTCTTGACTTGTCATAATATCCTCCTATGAGTAATCCGAGAACGGTTTTTCCGCTCTCGGATTTTTTTCTTTACCATGTGTCTATGATTATCTTTCCTGCTGACTTTCGGGTCTCTGGCTTAACTGGTAAACCTCGATAGTACCATTTCCCCCAAATCTTATTCTTTTGCAATGGAACTATTAAGTCTATGCCACGCTTTCCTTTATAATAGCGAGCCTTTATTACTTCTTCGTCTAAGCCACTTATTTTTGCCCATTCTTTTACTGTATGAACCTCATTGCGAATTTGAATCTTTATATTTCTAATGTCAACAGAAGCAAATAAATCAGCTCCCGTTTTACCTTTCTTATATCTTTCTCTTACAGTATCATATTTAAGACCTGATATTCGCAGCCACATTCTGACTGTATTTTTAGTTCCGTTTATTTCAATTTCTTCATCAAGCCAACTCATCACAATACCTCCAGCTTGTCCTCAAATGATTTTATAAGTATTTTGATTTTCTCACTACAAAACTTAGCCTCATCGGAAGATATATTATTAACAAACTCAATCATCGAATTAAATGCACCAATACAGTTTTTATAATAAGCTTTGAAAATTTCTTTGTTATCAGCATCAGAATGCTTGTTTTCGGTGCGTGCTTTTTCAACCTCATTTTGCAAACTACCAATTCGCTGATTGAAAGCATCTTTATCGGCTTGAAACTGTTGTTCGATTTTCAAATATTCTTTTTCAAAGTCTTCTTTTTGCTTTGCTTCTGCTTTTGCGTGTTCATCCTTAAGCTTAGTAACACTTTCGGAGAGCTTTTCATTTTCTTTTTGAGCTGTACTAAGTTGCTTTTCAAGTTCTTCAGCTCGTTTTTTAGATTCTATATCTTCTTGTATAGACACTTCAACTGGACGGCTTTCAAGTTCTTCTATTCGCTCATTGGCGGTAGACAATTCGAGCGTTGTTTGCTCATACTTGTTTTCAAGTTCATTGTTGCGCTTTTCAATTTCTTTAATTTTCGCTTGAAGTTCTCGATAACTAACATTGTTTACATCTACAACATTAACGATTTCATCTTGTTCAACATGAGACAAACTCGCAAGCAAGGATAATTTGCTTATTCCGATTTGTCCATACGTCTGGATTTTATCCTCCGATAGATTTTCTACTATGGTTATGTATTTATAAGCATTGCTGCGTTTCATACCAACCATGTTCTCGCAATAATCTTCAAATGTTTCATAGCCAAAAGCAGTATAAGCTTTACCATCACGCATTTTTTTGAGTCCTTGACACATTTCGATAATGTTCTGCTGTGCAAGCTCGGCGGAAGCAATTATATGTTGATGTAATTTGCTCGCTTCAATATATTGTTTTGATAACACATCAGGCTGTTTTGATGCAGACTGCATTTCTTTGATTTCGCTCATTCTTTAATTCCTCCAAAAAATCAGTGTACCGTTTTTCAAAATCAATAATCTCATCTGGTTTAGCACAAGTGGCCTCATTTTTGTAGCCATGACACTGTATAATCTGATAATCATTGCTAACCTCGACTGTGAAATAAGGCATATCTGGCTCATCTTTTTTGCGTATGAATAAAATATTTGTTTTGCCATCAGCGTGACGCTGAACATAACCGCCAACACAGTGCTGCAACATCTTGCCTTCAAGTATTATTTCCGTTCCGCTTTCAGGGGCTTTCATAATAAGCTCATTTGTTTCAAATAATAATGGTTGTAATTGCTTAAAACGATTTTGTATCTGCTCTTCTTGATGCTTTTTAGCGAGGAAATTACTTTCTGCTAACACTCTGTCATGAGCAGCTTGTAAATTTTTAGGCTTAATTTCTCCAATACCTCCAGGCAATTTACTTGCCATATAAAGATAGTCTTTCCATTGAGATAATCTTTGTATTGTCTTGGCATAGCTGAAAATTTGGTTCATGCTTAGATTCGTTAAATTTTTTATTTCTTCTATATAATCAATTCCAAATCTATAAATTATTTTTACAATTTCAGCTATGTTATCAGCATTAGGCATATTTTTTATAGCGTATTGATACACTTTTAATTCTTGTATATTGCATAATTTCACAAGGTTTATGTCTTGCTTTCTTATTCCAAGCATTTTAAGCAAATTATTGCTTTTCCATTTGATTATTTTTGAATCGCTCAATTCCAACACAATATCATTCGCAATGCCAAGGAAGCCTGCTTTTACGATATATTCAAGATTATTGTGCTTAATATACTTGATTAGATATTCTATTTGTGTATATGCTCTACTCGAAAATGTTTCCATTTCACTATATTTTAAATCTGTTTCATATATCTGTTCAGGGGTTATTGCTATTGAGTCCTCATAACCTGTATTTGTCATATAACTCCATTGTGGTAAGCCTTTGTCTGTTTTTAAAGGATGCCAAATATTATGTCGCAAATTGCTATCGTAGGTCCAGTTAAATCTTTGCATATGATTTTTTTTAAATACATAGAGATATTGATTACTAAGATAATAATCAGGCTCAAACTCTTCATTGCAAAAGGATTGATAAGCTTTTATAACAAAAGCATATAGCCTTTGTTTGTAAGCTGTATAAACTATAAAGTGCCCTTTGTTTTTTAAAGTTTTATGACCTTGGCCAGCAGATTTTGCAACAACTTGCTTTCCGCAATATGGGCAAGTATATAATTGATTATGTTTCCATATAGCTGGAACGGAGAAGGTACGCATATCTGATGAATTTTTCTGCCATCGGTGACAGCTGGTGCAGTAATATTCAACACCGTTTTTTATGCGTTCATAAAAAGCATACTGGGGAAATTCATCTGCTATGGCATTTTCTTGTTCTCTGTTGATTCTTGGTAAGTCTTCGAGCAAACTATTAGCATTAAGTATCATACTTCCACCTCACCAATCAAGAAGGCTATCAAGTGATAGTGATAGGTTTTCTTTGTTAGATGTAGACTCTAATTCATATTCTGACATTAGAATTTTCATATCAAACTTAATAACTGCTCCTGGAAAATAAAACTGAACAGCTTTGCTGTAAACTTCAAAATCTGAAACGGCATTGCCAAAATCTTCGGAAATCGTGATAAGACAATTAATAAAATCATCACCATCAATAACGGCTCTTGCAAATTCTTCTGATTGTTCACAAAATGCAATGAGTGCATTTGCAGTAGGTTCTGCAATAACTTTAGCCTTTTGACCAAGTTTTTTTGCTTCAAAAGACTTGATTTTTTGTTTTGCTTGTTCTAAAATAGAATTAGAATTTTTCATAAATCTTTTTGTTTCCGCTCCCGAAGCTGCAACTTCTGGGGCGGATTTTTCTTTTATTTCTGACATTGTTATTTCTCCTTTTACTCATCGAATTTATAACTACATGGTTTGAATTTACTCATGTAAATACGATAATCTCGCTTTTGGTATATTTTGTCTGCAAGCATCTCAAAATCATAGCGATTTTTGCAAATCTTATCAGCCTTAGCTGCCAGCTTATTCATCTTCTTTTCTAACTTTGCAGCTTTTTTCTTTGCAACTTTCTTTTTGATTTTTAAGCAAATATTCTTGCGAAAATATTTAAATTTACCCGTTTTTCTCGCCTCTTTTCAGTTTCTTATCGCAACATGGGCATATATAGCACTTAATGTTTTTAGTAAGTATGCTCACATTCCATTTGTTAGAACATTTTTTACATACCCTATATTTATAACCGTCATTTTTCATAATTCTGAAATTTCGCCTGTATATCTGTTTTTACCTTGCCTATCTAACATATTGCCAATATATCTGCGTCCAGCAATATCTATGTACTCCAAGCTTCGAGAGGATTGTAATATTCTTTGCTTGTACTTTTTACTGTCACTATGTATTTATTACTATCCTGGCAATATTGCATACTGATTCCACGCCATTTAGCTATTGTTACGCACATTTAAACTACTTCCTTTTGTCCATACGTCTGGATATTAACTGTCTATATTTGGTTTGCATTATTTAATCCAAGATATTCCTGAAATTCCTTTGGGTTTATGTAGTATGTATATCTACAACCACCGCCCATATTAGTTGCAAAACCAAAAGGCAACAAGTTTCTTTGCAAGCCTATTCTTACAAACTGTGGGCTCACGCCCATTATCTTTGCCGCCTCAGCTACGCTTATTCTTTTTGAAGACATAACCTCACCTCCTTTCATTAATTAAACAACCTATTGTAAGTTCCACGCCAAGAGCTTTTAGTAGCTTGTCGGCGTTCTCAAGTGAAATGCTGTTCTTGCCTTGCTCCCAGTTAACGATTGCACGATATGTAAATCCTGTTTTCTTTGCGAGAGCATATTTAGTAATACCTTTTGATTCACGAGCTTTTTTGAAAAGCTGTGCAAAACTTTCCTTGTCCATTGACAAACACTTCCTTTTGTGATACTATACTTAGTGTATGAACTGCAATTTATACAACTAAATATAGAAAGTGAGGTGAATTTTATGGATTCTAATGGTTTTTGCCCTTTTTGTAATGGACAATGTCGTTCTGATTGTGTTTTTAGAATGCAAGCTTATATAAGTTCCGCTAATGGCTTGACTAAATGTTTGATTGCAACAAAACTGAGTGATATAAACACATATCAAAGCGACCAATTAACTGAAATATCCAATAAAATTGAAGAATAATCAAACATCATATTCTATCAATTTATCGAACTGTACTTTTGCATGGTTAGCAATGTATTGCCTTACAAAAGCAAGTATTTCATTTGACTGTGTAACAGTACAGTTTCTTTCTTGCAAAATTTTGAGAATTTCTTCTGCGGTTTGCTTATTTGATTCGGTAAACTCCATAATCTCACCCCCTCTCATGTTCAAATCGTTTTGAAACATTTTATTGCTTTTCGAAAAGATATCGGAGTTCCAATTCTGGAAACAAGTTATCTTTTACTATAAAAGCTTCTTCTATACTAAAGCTACGTTCCTGAACTTTTGTACGAAATGTTGCTTCCGGCATATGAACTAATGCTGCCGCTGCGTTTATTGATATACCTTTTCTTTTTAAACATTCATTTAAATTGATATACATATAAATTCTCCTTTCGCTTTATTTTTTAGAATTTGAACGCTTTTTCGTTCTGTAAATATATTATATACTCATTTTCGTACAAAAACAAGTAGTTTTGTACGCATTTTCGGTTTTCTACTCTTTGCACAAAGACAAATTTAAAATTTATATATTTCGTACAAATTTAATATATTTATACGCATTTTCGTATATTTGTATTGATTTTATAAATTCTTTGTATTATAATTAAAATAAAGTGAGGTGGTAAAATGGGCTTCGGGAAATTATTAGAGGAAAAAATGAATAAAAAAGGCATAAAACAGGCTGAACTCGCTGAAGCTGTTGGAATACCTAAAACTACATTAAGTAGTATGATACTTCGAGATAATACCAAAATTGAAATTGAAAAATTTTTGCAAATATGTGAATATCTTGACTGTGACCCAGAAGAATTCTACAATGAATTTCGAGAGCAAAGCAAAAAAAATATGCCACCAAGTTTTACACAAAAATATTATGCGTTAGATGATTTTGGACGAGATGTTATTGATACAATACTTGACAAAGAATACGAACGTTGCACAACAGTAAAAGTATATAGGGCTGCACATTCGGAAGATAACCATGAAGATGAAATTGTAAAAATGTCAAAAGATGTATTGGAAAAATTAAAAAACGCTCCAATGACAGATGAAGATTTATAATTTAATTAAATAAAAAATCACCTCAAAGGGTATACTACCTTTGAGGTGACAAAACTTGATATATGGCAAATATAAAAATATAAGAAACGCAAGTTGGCAATGCATAATTGATTATAATATAACAAAGCTGCCTATAAGTCTTGTGTCAATAGCAAATAAATCAAATATACAAATAGTTAAAAATAGTGTTGTAAATTTGCTTAGGGCAACTGAGCGTGGAATATCAGTTTATGACGGAGACAAATGGCTTATTGTTTATGATGATAATATTAAGACTTCTGTGAATCGTTTCACGATAGCTCATGAATTTGGCCACATATTCCTTGGCCACGAACTAAAAAAAGGCTATTATGCTCGAACATTCGATAACAAACCAGAAGTAGAACAAGCCGCAGATATGTTTGCCGCTCGGTTACTTGCCCCAGCCTGCGTTTTGCACGAACTACACGCAACAACCGCCGAAAAAATAGCCGAGATATGCAATATATCTATACAAGCAGCTAAACATCGTGCAGAGCGTATGGCGATACTCGAGGCACGGAATAAGTATTATCTTCACCCACTCGAACGGCAAGTGCGTAAACAATTCGAAGATTATATAAAAGAAAACCGCTCTCAAAGCCACAACCTTTGAGAGCGGAAGTTGAAAAATAGCGTTTAGAAAATACTACATTTCAAATATTATTAAAGAGGCATAGGAGGTATTATCTATGGGAGATTTCGCAGTTGTTTTAATCATATTAGCTTGTATATCGCCTTTTATTTTACTTATTATTATCA